TACGTCAGGCTCCGGCGGGAATATAACTGGTGCCAACGTAATTTCCAGTACTACACTTAGTGCCACTGCCAACATAACCGGTGACAACTTATTAACAAGTGGATTTGTGTCGGCAACTGGAAATATTGCTGGCAATTATTTTATCGGTAATGGATCTGCACTGACTGGCATTACAGTAGCGGCTGGATCACAAATTGTTAATGGAACCAGTAATGTCACTGTGGCAGCAAACTCAAATGTTACTGTTGGTGTAGCCGGAACAACTATAGGAACTTTTGCCAGCACAGGTGAGTATGTAACTGGAATTATTAGTGCATCGGGTAATATCGTATCAGCAGGCAATGTAACCGGTGGTAATCTACTTACAGGCGGACTGATTAGTTCTACTGGCACAATAACTGGATCAAGTATACTTGGCTCGGTAGTATCAGTATCAGCAAACGTCACCGGTGGTAATGTGTTAACTGGCGGATTGATATCTGCTACATCAACCATAACCGGATCAAGCATACTGGGATCGGTAGTATCAGTATCAGCAAACGTCACCGGTGGTAATGTGTTAACCGGTGGATTAGTAAGTGCAACTGGAAATATTGCTGGCAACTATTTCATTGGTAACGGTAGCGCACTTACAGGTATTGCTACAGGAACACCCACACAAATAGCCAGTGGCACATCAAACGTCAGCGTTGTGAGTTCGGGTGGTAATGTTTCTGTTGGCGTGGGTGGAACATCAAACGTGGCAGTGTTTGCTACCACAGGTGAATATGTAACCGGGCTAATATCAGCAAGCGGTAACGTAACCGGTGGCAACGTATTAACTGGTGGATTGATATCTGCCACATCAACAATAACTGGTTCAAGCATATTGGGTTCGGTTGTTTCAGCAAGTGCAAATATTACCGGCGGCAACGTCTTAACAGGTGGCTTGATTAGTTCTACAGGAACTGTAACTGGCTCAAGCATACTTGGGTCAGTGGTATCAGCCAGTGCCAACATCACTGGTGGCAATGTATTAACCGGCGGATTGGTGTCAGCAACCGGTACTGTAACTGGATCAAGCATATTAGGATCAGTAGTATCAGCTAGTGCAAACATAACCGGTGGCAACATTTTAACCGGTGGATTGATTAGTTCAACTGGTACTGTTACTGGCGGCAACATTATTATTGGTGTTACAGGTTCGTATTTTGACACTAGCGGGGTATTAATTGGTGGCACCAACGCTGGTGGCACCACAGTTCCCAACGCCACAACCATCGCTGGCAACCCTGTAAGAATATCTGGAACAAACTATAACTCTGTAGCAGATTCGGGCACTATAGCACAAGCCACACAAAGTTGGATGGGTAAGTTTAACATTGCAAGTGCTCAAGCACCTGTAACTTATACCAATTTATCCACACTTTTTGTAACCATACCTACTGTGGGCACCAACGTTACTGCCACCAACTCCTGGGCAGTATATGCCAACGGTTCTATCGGTACTACATCTGGAATGAGTGCCACTGCCAACATCACTGGTGGTAACATTTTAACCGGTGGATTGGTAAGTGCTACCGGCACCTTAACCGGCTCAAGCGTATTAGGATCAGTAGTAAGTGCAAGTGCCAACATCACCGGTGGAAACATATTAACTGGTGGATTGATTAGTGCCACTAGTACCATTACCGGCACAAGCCACCTAGGTGCAGTGGTATCGGTTACAGCAAACGTCACTGCCAGCAACGTAATAATCAATGGTACAGCAGCCGCAGGCAGTGCGGTATTGATTGTGAGTGGAAACATACAGGTCACCGGAACCAACGCAACTGCCAACATTGGCAGTGTCACAACTTATTTCAATACCATACACGGTAAATCGACCACAGCACAATACGCTGACTTGGCTGAACTTTATGTTGCTGATTCAGTGTATCTTCCTGGCACAGTGTTAGATTTTGGCGGAGCAAATGAAGTTACCTTGAGTTCTGTTGCCAGCAGTGCTCGAGTAGCTGGTGTTGTATCAACTGCTCAGGCATACTTGATGAATGGCATGATACAAGCTGATACTGCTGTGGCATTGGCATTGATGGGACGAGCACCTGCATCAGTAACTGGCTCAGTACGCAAAGGTGACATGATGGTAAGTGCAGGTAACGGCGTCGCACAGGCCTGTGCTACACCTGCTATGGGCACTGTTATTGGTAAAAGCCTTGAAGACTTTGACGGTGATGCAGGCATAATTGAAATTGTAATTGGTAGACTTTAATTCACACGAGTAAATTCTTGTTCTAGCAACAAAATTTTTCCCTGCACAGCATCTAGATTCACAGTGTTCCACAAACCAGGATGCATGGGCTTGGGCCATGTGCCAGCATCAAGCCAAGCATAACCTAGATGTTCATGGTTGAGTCTGGGAGTAAATTCTGTATCAACCACGCAAACCCAAGTATGATATTCAAATGCTGAGTCAGCACTTGTGAATTTTTCTAGTGGTATCAATCTCAAGTAGGTGGGAAAGAATCCCAGCTCTTCAATGCACTCACGTTCCATGCCACCCAGCAATGTTTCACCTGTTTCAATCTTGCCACCGGGCAAGCCCCAGGCACCAGGATGTTTGATATCATTGCGTAGCAAGTACAAGTATCTTCCGGTGTCCACGCTTCTAAACCAAACGCCCACTGCCTTCAAAGCACTATGCTCCAGGTGCCGCCAGGATAAACACCTTGATAACTCTTGAGCCACTGTGTTCCAGTCCACTCGTATTGAATACCAGTGGTAATATTGGTAACGTATTGTACAGTTGCAGACTGTGACACACTATTGAATACTATTCGCCAATATGTGCCAGTCCATTCAATAACATCATTAGCCGAAGCAATCAATGGCTGTCCAATCGATCCTAACCATGCTTCGGCTGGATAAGTGTTTATAATATTACCAGTTGCTTCGGTCAACAAATATCTTTGTCCCACAGCCGGTGCAGGCAATCCATAGCCCGGACCACTGACCAGTGGATCAATAATGGCTGTGATAGGAGCCAGAGTATTTTGTGGTGCTGTGTCTTGGTCAATATTATAAATCAACAGTCGATCATCATTGGGATTGATAACAATAGTGCCCACAATAGTTGTGCCATCTTCTTGATCCAGTCGAATTTGACTGATACCAGGACGCAACACACCATAAGCACTGATCACTGCAGGCCATAACAAACTGCTGTTGGCCACAATTTGTGTGGGAGTTAAATTTTCATTTGAACCATCGGGTACTATGGTGCGATCTTGTAAACATTGTATTTGATTGCCAATCACCACAACTTCATAGTTCCACGGTGTGACAATAACTCTAGTGCCCAGCAACAAATCATTGTCTGTGACAGCGTTGCTTAAATCACCTTGTGCGTCGTACATACTGGCAATCACACGTTCTACCACACCCAGTTTCTTGACTTTGGCCGGAGCTGATATCCAAATAGGTAAACTGAATTTGATAGTGGCCATGTCTATAGGGTTCTCTGTGCCAATGGGCACAGTCCTTGATGTCCAGGTAACTGATTCTAAATCAACCACACTCAAGCTGGTCCAGTCAATGTAGTTGTCTGTGCTTTGTATTTCTAAACTGGGATTAAACAATGTCAGCAACTGTTCTAGCAACTGCATCTTTTGATTGGTATTTGAAGTCCATATATCCAAGGTAATGCCCAGTTTATAAGGCACCGGCATTAGTCGTTCGATGCTAAATGCATTTCCTTGTGTGGTTTCGTAAGTATCGGTTTCAGTATCATATTCACGTTGGCGTACTTGTATTTTGCTCACGTAATAAGGTTCCTGCATCCTAGGGCGATCGTAATCCAAACTGCTCACATAAAAAGTCATCAAGGGACTTGCTGGCATTGAGTTGCGGCTGTTCTCTTGTATGATTACTTGTGCATTACGACTAGCATCACCATATCGAACAGGCACACGAATTAGTGCGGCATTGTTCACACCGTCGGTTTCGTTACCGTACTCAATTTGAAAGTTGCTGATGATCCGGGTAAACTGTAATAGGAAACGTCGGATTTGAGCATCGTAGAAGAAGCTTTGACTCATATTTTAACTCGATTTCTGTCCCGGTTGTGTGTCTGGAGGCGGATTGGGATCTTGGAAACCTTTCTGGTCTCCGTTGTCGGCACGTGGTTTAAGTATCTGGCTAAGACTCTGGCGACTGGGTATGTTACCAAGATCCGTTGTGGGCACTGTGTATGTATTGTTAACAAAGCCCGACCGTAAAGTATTGTTGGGTACACCGTTGTTGAGATTTGTTCGCACTTTGTCCTCAATTTTAACCCATCTATGACTGTCATAACGGAACAGTCGATTGGGAAAGTAATCCACTCGCAAGCAGTAGTCTCCAGCCACAGCACCCAGCGGAAATTGTACACCGGTAGTGACTGGCAATCCATTTGGTGGTATGCCATCTCCAGTCAAGTAGCCTATGGTATAACCATCAGACCTAGGAGTAACGTTCATGCCACCTTGTGTGCCATCCACAGTGTCACCACTTTCGTTAGTGAGTGATATAGGATTGGCAGGTTGTCCATTGACCAGGGTGGGCACAATATAAAACTTTTCTGTATCGTAACCAGACAGCGGAACTTCCACGTCGGCTTGTGCAAGTATGGCATCGTTGATTTCGTTGTCTTTGGTGCGAGTTGAAAATACTTCGCTTTGTGTGGGTGGTGTATAAACAGCCCAATATTCAGTGTTGGTAATATCGGTACCAGCTGGCACATTTTTAAGGGCTTGGTAATATACATCACCCGAATTAGTGACCCAACCTGTGGGATAGAAATTGCCATTGTCCCAGATGTTTTCAGACACAACAGGCTTCTTGAGTATGTCTTTGAACTCTTGGTTGTTGGTCATTGGGGTTGCTTTCACACGCCAAGTGTGTGGCAACCATGTTTGGCTCATGCCCTCCGTAGCATAGTCAGCATCTTGTACTAGGTAGTATCTGGGCAATGGCTGTGGTATACCTTTGTTTAACGGATAGTAATCTTTTAGGTTGGGTACTTCTAGCACATCACCGTTCATGATCTTGCGGCCCAGACTGTCGATCATGTCGTTGAAGTGGAATGTGATAAAGAGTGTATCGTTGTTTAGGAACAGGCCAAATTGTGTTAGGTCAAAGTCAATGTCCTGGTGATTGTACACCCCACGCATGACGTAAACGTCTTGATCGTAAATTCTGTCACGGTTTTCCAACAACAGCAAATCTTGGATGTGCAAGGGATCTAGAGTATCGTAAATTGGTTGGGTAGCATCATAATTACTGGACAATGCACTATCCTCGCCACC